ATAACAAAGACAAAGAAGATTATCAAGAACACAAGAGCTACAATTGTCTCCCATTCCATATTAAGCCCTCCCTGTCTTTCTAAGCCACGCCATAACTTCCCCTCTACGATATAAGTTTCCAGCAGTAGGAGAACTTACAGGGTCAGGAAAGCTTGGGTCACGATATTTCCAGTGTTGTACAGTATTTCCTGGTACTCCCGCTAGTTTACCAATATCTCCAACAGAAAGCAAGCCAGCAGATGAACTACTCGCTCTAGCAGGTTCTTGACGTACTTGTTTTTGCTTGCCTTTGCCTACTCTAGCTTTAGGTTGTTTTGCCTTTGCTTTTTCTTTCTTTTTCTCTTTCTCCACGTTTCACCCCCTCCCCAAAAAAGTGGGTATTTTTTACAATAATTTGCTTCAGAGGTAGTCTACTACCTTTTTGCGGGTTCGTCAAGAAATCGGTACAAATTTTCTCCAAAAACTACCCTTTTTTAGCTGCTCTCTTCCTACCCTTCGCAGCCATTTTTGCCATCTTCTTAGCGCCATGTGCAGCGCGTCCAGCTTTGGCGGCAACAGCGGCTCCGATACGAGCAGCTTCCTCTTTAGATTTGCCTTTCTTTTCATACTCTTTTGCTACAGCACTTTTTACCTTAGCAAATCTTTTTCCGCTACCCAATTTCGGTTTCTTAGCCATTCTATTCACCCCCTCCTAAACACTTATCACAACACTCTTCCTCTGAGCCATAATATAGTTTACCACAAAACTGACAATTCTGCCAATAAGCTCCCCATTCCTTACAGGTTGCACAAGCCTTTCCATACTCGTCACAATCTCTGTCGGCTTGACTACACCATAAGAGTTCCAAGACTCTTCTCTTTCAGATATCGACCAATTATTAATGCAAACTGATATCTGGTAATAGTCTCATTCCATCTTTCTTCTAAGAACGTATATTTAGGCCAATTTTCATGAATCCATCCTCTTAATGCTGCTGTAGACCAGAAGCTATCTTCTTCTTTTGGCACAGAAAATTGTAGCCTTTTAGCAATCGTAATTGCTTGATGCATTGTTACATTGTTCCACGGTTTAAAGGAGCCATCTTCATATCCCTGGAGAACATTTGAGTTTTTTGTAAGCCAACCTAATTCTAGCTCCGATTCCGGCCAGTCCTCCCACGGCTTTTTTCCCGACACCACATCTACGACAGACCAAGCCTCTCCAAGATTAATTTCTTCCCAAACTGCCCAAGGAATAATACCGTAACCTTGTTTCCCCCAACGAGTACTCCAAGAGTTTTTGAATACCAATCCTAGTTTATTGTAGCCAACTACGAGAATAGCATGACCACCTTGTAGTTTTCCTGAAGGAAATTGAACTATTCCATCTGAACCAGTACTTACAAAACTGTCATGAACATTAATACCTACTACCAATGGACCATTTTGATATAAAGCAATTTGTAGTGCTTCTTTAGTTATTCCCACAGCGGCATATGCCGAGATTTTGTATTTGACTGCATTATCTAAATACCCAGGAGCAGGAGAGCTACTAGGTGGGTATTTGCCTTCATACGGGAAATAAGACTCTTCACAAATACCAAAATCTTTAAGTACTTTCATCGCAGCACGGATATAAGTACCAGAAACATTCGGCATTCCATCTATTTCTTTGCATTTTCCATAAAGGAATTGTTCTGATAAATCAGGAATAGTACCTAACTCTTTATAATCATATGCTTCCTTTTGTCCACCAGAAGAAAAAGCTACACAACTTCCTAATTGTGCTTGGTATTTAACAGGTGTTTGCCATGTTTGCCATTCTAGCCATTCTTCAGGAAGAGATACTTCCAAAGGTGGCAAAAATGAGGTTAAAACATAATCTCTCTCATCCTTCGGTGAAGGAATAAGACCTAACGATACTTTATTCTCCATATCCTGTCTCCCTTGTTACTGGCTGTCCAAACACAATATTGTAATCATTTATGAACGGCCATTCTGTACCATCAGTTAGAATCACCACCATATCAAGGCAATATTTGACAATATCAGGAATAATCTCATCCTGGTCTGTTCTTTTAATCCAGACTGTCATTGTGCCTTCAGGTGGAGTAGCTTCATCATCTAGAATGAATTGGTCTGGATTGTCAGTGGAATTAATAGCAATCGCAGCAGCTTCATCATCTAGAGCATCACTGGCTTTTATTGTCAGATAAAAAGCAGCTACATCATCATGAAGATTAGGGTGTGTATCATCATCCCAAACCAAAGTGCATTTTAACTTATGGTCACGGCCTTTTATTAATTTACCGCCAGTTGGCTTTTTGATTGTTATTGGCATCTAACCTCCTTTATTCTAACGTGGCTTTCCCATTAAGTTCTTGCCATTCAGCATCACCAGTAACTTCTTCAATTTCAACTTTTCCATAAAGTTCTTCCCAAACAGCACTACCACTTAGAGTCATTTCTTTTTCTTTCTCTTTGACTTTCGTGGAAAGCTTTTTTGTGTTTCACCTTTTTCTTCAGCAGTTTTTATGCCCTTAGCATAAGTAGATTTACCTTCACTTTCCATTTTATAGTAAATCTCTTTTCCCTTTTCATAACCATATTTTTCAATTAGGGCTTTTGCCAATTTCTTATTTACTGGCATTATGGTAACACCCTTTCTCTAGGAACTCTTGGAAATACTCTAGTATCTTCAACAACTGCTACTGCTTCTTCAGAAACAGTTACATAAGAACCATTAATAGCAAAACTATCTAACTCTGAATAGCTGTATCCGCTATAAGCATCCCAACCAGACTCAGTACCACCGGACACAAAAGTTCCGGTGGCATGGTCATCATAATTAAATACGCTTCCTGCTCTTAAAGATGCCATATTATTCTGCCTTTACTATTAAGTAGTGACTACCTTCAGCAGCGCCAATTACTACATAAGTAGCAGGAGTAGCATCATCGTTAACTGCGACAGTATCTCCTAACTGTACTGTTCCTCCTGTATAGAAACAAAGTACATCTTCTTTTAGAAGTCCTCTTACTCCACCACATAAGTAATATAGAGCAGACCCCACTCTATGATAGACTAGTCCACGATAGATAGGAATTCTATTTACCTGCCATATATCATTAATGTTTGTAGCATTAGTGCCTATAGCAGTTATGTTAGTCCAAGCATCTAGATATGCTCCACCAAGATATGCTGTTGGAAGAAAATTAAGAACTCCAGGTAAGTTAGAAAATCCTCTACTTCCATTACCAGGAGTAGTACTAGTAGATAGTACTAGTAGTGGCATGATATCACTTTTATCTGTAGCAACTACACTATCTATTAAACCAAAATAGGCATGGTTTTCAGTAGTACTTACTCTTGTTGCAAGCAATAAGAAATCTTTTGTGAGTTTAATCTGATAAGTAAAGCCAGTTGTGTTTAGTGTTGGAATAAATTGTGAGCAGTTAGCTAACATTACATTTGCAGGATAATAAGTATCTGCATACTCAGTAGCAGGATATTCTAGATATCCAGAACTATCTGTAGTAAAAGTTGTTGTACTTCTAGTTGGAAATACCGCCTTTTTGAACATCTTGTTAGAATACTCTTCAGCACAACTAACCCACATTAATGTACCACTATTAGCACCTTTTAATCTTTCAGTGACAGCACCAGTTGCTCCACCAGTACCATTTGTTACTGTTAGTGCTAGAACATCAGTATATGCTTTTAATCCTTGGAAAGTCACATCATAGGTATTTACATCGACTTTAGTACATGCAATATCTCCTGGCTCAAAATCAGCAAGTGCTACTAAAGCAGTAACAATGTCAGCAGAGATATCATCCGAATAAGTAATTGCAGCCGTTTCATGAGTATTATAGGTTAGTTTAATTGTGTCAGTAGCATTCCAAGATGATAATACTATTCTTTGAATTTCATTAACATCATATCTTCCAAAGAAGATGTAAAAATCCTTGGCGGCATCATTAGCATCTGTTCCAGTACCGGAACATTTGAATACATCAACATTATATGCAGCAGCACCAGAACGTGTTACAGCAGCAGTTGTTACTGCAACAGAACCAGAACAACCTATCGCAGAAGTAACTGTCACAGGAAGCATAGTTTTTCCTGTACATTGTGGCCCACTAAAAGTAATGTAATAAACATCAGCACTAGTTCTAGTTACACTGAAGAAGTATGAGTATGACATTCCATGAGCAGAAAGCTCTGGAATTGAAGAAAGAGCAGTTCTTATATCAGCCGAAACGTCTGAAGCGTAATTAACAGCTATTGATTCATGCCCATTGTATGTTAGTTTGAATGAGTCTCCTGCTCCCCAACCAGTTAAAGTGATTGTTTGTACTTCATCAGTATGAAGTCCAGCAGGAATATTTTCAACAAAGCTCCAATTAGCTACACCAGCACCACCAACCATTGCTTTCAGTATTTCACTGAAAGCAGCAGCAGGACTAGCATTTGTTATTGAACCTGTACTCCAAGCCATTATTACACCGCCTTCGTTATCAAATAGATATTATCAATTTTACCCATTACTGTCCATGTTTCAGGGGTTCCATTATTGCTTAGAGTTACTGTATCTCCAATTTGAATTGTTCCACCCATATAAATACATTTAACTTCATCTTTTAATAATCCTCTTAAAGCGCCACAAGTATAATACAATGCTTGGGTTACTCTATGTTCACATAATACTCTTGTAACATGAACACCATTATCTTGCCAAAGGTCATTAATATTGTTTCCATTATTTCCACCATATATGTATGTACTTAACCAAGGAACTACAAAAACACCACCTAGGTTATTTTCAACCGATTTATTGAGAACTCCTGGTAGTTTATGAAAACCAGAATGAGTTACCCAAGTTCCTGTACTATTGGAAGCTAATACTAATGGTAAAGTATCTGCAATAGTTGGGTCAACTAGAGTATCCATTAATCCAGCATACATAGTATACTCTGTTGTTCCAACACGAATAGCAAACAAGATAAAGTTCTTATCAAGTTTGATTTTGTAACTAAATCCAGTATTGTTTAGAACATTTCCAGTACCCGCACCAAATGCTGCGCCTTGAGCAAAATATGTAGAAAATGGTAGCCAGTTTCCAGACCAACCAGTACCAGTGTAGAGATATCCAGAAGCATCTGAAGCTCTATTAGCACTATTTGAATATCCATATAAAGGAAACTGTTTAATCATTTTTTGTGTTGCGTCATAAGCTCCACTACATCCCATCCACCAAGTAGTAGATACTACCCCACCAATAATAGTTCTTGTTGGAGTACAGGTAGGCGGTGTGGTTCCTGTTGCACTTGTTAGAGTAATTAAGATAGGCTTAAATTTAGCGTTTCCACCAAAAGCAATTTCATACGAACCAACAGTAGCAGTATGGTTGCTCAACTGACGAACAATTACATCACCAGGAGCAAATTCATCTAGGGCTTCTATAGCTGCTTGAATATCAGCAGCATTATTAGCTGAGTATGTGATAGCTGTTGTTTCGTGACCATTAATAGTCAGTTTGAATGTATCTCCAGCATCCCATGTATTTATTGTAAGCGTATCAACTTCACTTACATCATATCTACCAATAAAGAAATACCAATCTGTAGCAGCATCGTTAGCGTCATTACCTGTTCCAGCACACTTGAAAACGTCTACTGAATAAGCAACTGCTCCACTTTCTCTAATTGCTGCGTAAGTTTTAGCTACTGAACCAGAACAATTAACTGGAGTAGTAACTTGTAATAGAGTTGCATCCCACGGAATATAAACTCCAGCTTTTTGGAAACCAAACATTACATCATAGATTGCAGTTGTAATTTTTGTTGTTGTAATACTGCTTGCACCAATACCTGTTAGTGCTGTTAGTTTGGCAGTAATATCTGCACTAATATCTGAAGAGTATGTAATAGCTGCTGTTTCTTCGGCACCATAAGTTAACTTAAAAGAGTCTCCAGCAGCATAATCTGCTAAAGTTATCCTTTGAACTTCACGATGTAAATTTGAATATCCAGCAGGTACATTCTCTATGAATGACCAATTTCTTGCATCACCAGTACCAACAAGTGTTTTAAGTGCTTCACTTAAATTTCCTGATGGTCCGTTACTTACTATTGTTCCTGTTTTCCAAGCCATAGTTATCTCCTATAATCTATAGTTATATCTAGGTCAGTAATAACAGCCGCAGCATTATTGATAATCTTGATGTACATTGTTCCTGTACCAGACCATTCCCAAGGAACTAAGTCTTCGTACAAAATAGAATCAATTCCTCTAGCTATATACGCTGCTGTAGTTTCGGCTGCATCTAAATAAATTTCAATGTCATAATCCATAGCAGGAGTAGCTTGACCATCTATAGCCAAAATAGAAAGTTTAGTTATAAGTGCTGCATCTGCGCTTGCAATTTGAATTTTTCTCCAATTAGAAGCTTCAACAGTATTATTACTTGAAGATAAACTATGAACAGAAGAACCAACACCAGTAATACCACTATGATTTTCTACATCATGTACAGCTTTTGTAAAAGCTTCAGCAGCAGGAATTCCTGGTAATCCAGAATGGTTTGTGTTACTATGTGCTGTTTGATATGGAGTAGCTGCATCTACATCCCAATTAAACTCATCAGGAATACCTGGGATACTAGAGTGGTCTTCTAAATCATGAACACTTTGAGGAAATGTTTCTACTCCACCACAACCCTCAATGCCTGTATGGTCAATTTCGTGGTGTTGTGTTGTAGTGAGTCCTTTTTTTACAATTTGTCTAGCCATAACTAATCTGCCATCACTCTAAATGAGGGATTTCCAGATGCAGCATAATAAAACAAACGATAAACAGGTTTATCTAGAGCCACACCTTCGCCACCAGGAATATACAGAATATCATTATCCATATCATTCAGGCGAACCTGTAGTTCTAGGGAGTCATTGTCATTTATTACTACGATGCTCTTAAAAGCGCGGTCAAAATCTTCTGCTAAAGATAGCTCTTGCCACGCATTATTAGCATTGGTAACTCTACCAGAAAAGTAGTTACTCTCGGACATTAATCCTCCCTTCTTATTTTTGAATGTTCACTAATCTTCTCCATTATCATATCGGCAATTAAAGTATTAAACGTAAATTCTGGAGTCCAATAAAGCTCTTTTCTAGCCCTAGTAGAATCACCTAGAAGGATGTTTACTTCGTTTGGACGATAATACTTTTCTACCGATTTTACCATTGTGTTACCTTCTGTATCGACACCGATTGGTAAATCTGTATTAGGGTCATTTAACCATATAATATCCCAACCAAAATGTTCATAAACCGAATTAACAAATTCAAATACGGAATGTGTTTCTCCTGAAGCTAGGATATAGTTTTCAGGCTCTTTTTGTTGAAGCATTAACCACATTCCCTGAACCATATCTTCTGCATGACTCCAATCTCGTCTTGCTTCCATATTTCCTAGCTCAAGAATGACTTCTTCTCCACAAACTTGTCTAACAACAGTATCAACTATCTTCTGAGTTACAAACTCTATTCCTCTTCGTGGGCTTTCATGATTGAAGAGAATTCCGCAGGAAATAAACATTCCATAAGACTCTTTGTATATTCGAGCCATTTCATGAGCAAAAAGTTTCGAAACACCATACGGACTGCGCGGCTTAAAAGTAGTCTGCTCAGTCTGAGGGTAATTAACACCATCAAACATTTCAGAACTAGAAGCTTGATAGATTCTTGCTTCTTTACATACTTGTCTTGCTGCTTCAAAGACATTTAAAGCTCCAATTCCAGTAATATTACTTGTTAAAATTGGCTGGTCCCATGAAACTGCCACATAGGATTGTGCTGCTAAGTTATAGATTTCATCTGGTTGAATCCTCTTAAAGATTCTTGTAAGAGAGGCCAAATCAGTAATATCACCTTCATCTAGATGAAGATTCGGCTCTTCCAGAAGATGCTGTATGTTTTTATAGTTAGGAGTGCTTACTCGTCTTACTATTCCATGCACTTCGTAGCCTTTATCTAATAGATTATCGGCTAGGTAGCTCCCATCTTGTCCTGTCAATCCTGTGATTATCGCTTTCTTCAATTCAAGCTCCTTTCTATAAGGAAAGGCCACTATATTACGGTAGTGGCCTTTGGAGAGTTTTTAAGGGGGTTCTCACTTCGTTCCCCCTTGGTGTTTTTTGGAGATTAACGTCCATAGTTCCGACCTGTAGATTTGGCGTAACTCCTTGAACACTATACTCTTATTATCGTCATTTTGGGTTAGATTTATTACGAAACATTGCCCAAGTTTTAGGTCCAATTATTCCATCTTCTAGCAATTTATTTTTCTTCTGGAACGACTTAACGGCCACCAGTGTATCGTTACCAAATACTCCATCAACAGCTATTTGAGCGTTTATTGTTTTGTTGATTACCTTTTGAATCCATTCAACATCTTTACCAGAAATTCCTATTCTAAGAACTCTATCAGCACGTTTAGCCAGAAGTTCAGTCCAAGTAACATTACCAATTACACCATCATTAGTCAAGGTTTTACTAGCTTGGAATGACCTAGTACATGCATCAGAATGTGTTCCGAATTTTCCATCTACTTCAATATCATATCCATAGTAAGACAAAAGAGTTTGAGCCTCTTTAACGTCATTACCAGTCATAATAGGAGATTTCAAAGAAAGAATTCTTCTTCCTACATAATTCTTTACAGGTTCTCCGAGATATTCGAAATGCATAGCATCTTTTACTGAACTATAATCTCCACCCCATCTAAAGCCATTAGCTTTAAATATTTCTCTTATTCGTGGAGGAATATCGGTAACTAATGCTCCATGAGTATAAGGATTGTGACTAGGATTAATATCAACGGCAGTAGGCCAAGCATGATTACTTGGAATGTTAGTTCCAGAAATCATTCTTTTATTCCAGGTCTGAAGATCAGACCAATAATATCTCTTATCCCAATTCTCAGCAATAAGCTGTTTCTGCACATTCATTAAAGGTACTACAGCCCATTTATGCCAATACAGACTTTTTCCCATGAAACTTACTTTCACTACATAAGTAGCATCATATCCATTAGACCACGGCCATCCCCATTTATCAGAGGACATTTTACCATAAAGTTGCTCTCCATCAAACTCGGCTTCTAAAGGAATATTAGGAAGTCCTAATACAGAGTCTCCATTTGACGGCAAATCTATAGGAATTATAGCCTCTAGAGGAAGGTCTTCATATACAATGATATCAGTCATTATCCTTCCTTTGTTAGTTTGTATACTGTTCCATTAATTATAACATAATCTCCTTCAGGTGTCATTTTTTTGACAATTTCTACAACGGGTACTGATGGGAAACTTTCTTTAATCTCATCTTCAGAAGGCATATGGTCAAACTTGACAATTTCTCCTTCTGGAGATATGACAAAGATTGTTTGTTTTATTTGCTCTTCAATTCTTTGTTTAGTCTCTTGTATACGTTCCTCCATTGAAGGAGTCGCTGATTCAGTATATACCGGAGTTTGTACTGTTTCTCCTAACGGAGTGTCTATAGGTTTAGACTCTTCTTTTTTACCGTTGGTTATTGTTGCTGTTTTTGCAAGAGCCTCTTCTTTTGAGGCTTTTAATCTAGCTCCTGCTGTAGAAGCTAAAGAGTTAATAAACTTGCTTCCAGCACCAGAAACTAAACCATAGGCGGTAGAAGCTAATCCACCAGATAATGATGCATCAGCACCAAAGAAGCTATTCCAAAACAGAATTACAGCAATTCCAATACCAAAGGCTATAGACAGGGCAAACCATACTTCCCCAGGCGTTTTCTGAATCCACCCCCAAGGTAGTTTATAGTACAGTTTTTTAATAAAATCAATGACGAAGAAGATTGCTGTTGAAGCAGCAGCAATTACTCCAGCGTCTTGTAAGGTTGAAGTCCAGTCCACCCTGTCTATTCCTCCCCTCTAAAAATTACTTATTCTTAGCTTTCGCTAGAATTTTCTTAGTTTCTGCTTGTGATACTGTACCATTTTCCTTAGTCAGCCC